TAAAGACTGGTATCGGATCGAGGAAGTAGCACTCATCTTTCACGTGCATATCAACACCGTGCGGCATTGGGCCGATACCGAGAAATTACCGTGTGTCAGGTTGCCTTCTGGGCACAGGCGCTTTTCTCTCGACACGCTCCTGCACGCGGGCGTGATTCTCAAGTATTCTGCTCCTTCCGTTAAAATATAGACTCCAATATCTCACAATCTCTCACTGTTCATCAGTCATGAATCGTGCCACCGTCGCCTGCAATGGCTGCTGTGGTCCCTTCGACAGAACCGACGAGCGCGGTGTCGGGCGATACCGTCGCCTGGACACGCTCCCTCTCCGATTACAGCGCGGTCGATGGCTGGATTCTCTCCTATGCCTTCCGCCTCCAACACGGCGCGGGCAAAGTCGATGCCACGGCCACCACCACCAACGTCACCGATTTCGCCATCACGATTCCCGCGACAACGACGGCCACGATGGTCCCTGGCATCTGGACCTGGGCCGCCTACGTCACCAAAGCCACTGAACGTCATCAAGTCAGCACCGGCACGCTCACGATCACCCCGAACCTGGCGCTGATTGATTATGACGTGGACCTTCGTTCCCCCGCACGCCTCGCCTACGACAATGCGATGAAGGCCTGGGGGGCCGTCAGCCTCGGGCAGACCGTCATGCTCAAGGGCCGCACCTATACCCAGCAGACGATGCCCGACTTGATTCTCTACGTTAACCGATGCAAGGCCGACTACGCGGCGGAACTCCAAGCGGAACAGATCGCCGCCACCGGCATCAACCCGCGCAAGATCGGCGTGAGGCTCAGCAATAACCATGCTTAACACGCTCCGCCAGACCCTAGCCCATTGGCTTCAGCCATCCTCACCAGCCCCGACGCCGAAGTCTTCTCAACGTATGTACGCTATGGCGAAGAACTCGCGGCTCACGGGCGGGTGGGGTACTTCCGTCACCAGTGAAGATACCGAACTGCTGACCAGTCTCGTCGTGGCCCGCAGTCGCTCGCGCCAGCTCGTGCGTGATGCCGCCTACGCGAAGCGGGCGAAGGTGATTATCCAGAACAACATCGTCGGCGTCGGCATCGGACTGCAAGCGCAAGTCCTGAATTCCCGTGGCACGTTGAATACGCGCATCAACGATGACATCGAATCAGCCTGGGAAGAGTGGTGCGATAAGGATTCCTGCCATACCGGACGGTCGTTGCATTTTGCGGATTTTGAACGGGCCGTCATGGGCCAGGTCTTTGAAGCAGGCGAAGTGCTGGTGCGAATGCATCGGACCCCCTTCGGGGAATCCACGATTCCCTTTTGCTTAGAGCTGATCGAGTCGGAACGGCTCGCCGATAATATGCACCCGGCGCCCGTGGATCCGTCGAACAACGTCAAGCTCGGGATTGAAGTGGATCGCTTTGGCGGGCCGGTAGCCTATCTGCTCCGGCTCACGCATCCAGGGGAATTGACCTTTCCCGTCCAAAGCTCCGCAAAGTATGAGCGCGTGCCGGCAGATCAAATCCTGCACATTCGGCTCATCGATCGCTGGCCGCAAACACGGGCCATGCCGTGGATGCACGCCGCCGCCCGGAAGCTCAACGATATGGACGGCCTGACGGAAGCCGAGATCACCGCCGCCCGGGCCGCGGCCTGTTACATGGGCTTCATTGAAATGCCCGATGCGCAGACGCAATACGGCGAACCGCAGGCGGATGGCTCCATGCAATCGGAACTCGAACCGGCAATGATCGAACGCTTGAATCCGGGGGAGAAGTTCAATTTTGCCGCGCCGAATCGCCCGAACGCACAGCTCGATCCGTTCATGCGGATGATGCTCCGCGAAGTGGCGGCCGGGACCGGGAGCAGCTACGAGAGCCTCTCACGCGATTATTCGCAGAGCAATTATTCCTCCTCACGCCTCGCCTTGATTGATGACCGCGACCTCTGGCGCACGCTGCAATCGTGGTTCATTCGCAGCTTCCGTGAAGAGGTCCATGAGCAATGGCTGCAAGCGGCCGTGCTGTCTGGCTCCATCCCCTCCATCAGCATTGCCGACTATGCCAACGCTCCGGAGAAGTTTGAAGCGGCTCGGTTCAAAGCGCGCGGCTGGTCTTGGATTGATCCGACGAAAGAAGTGGACGCCTACCGCGAGGCCGTGCGCTCGGGCTTCATGACGGTGAGCGATGTGATCGCGCTGACGGGCCAAGGACGCGACCTGGAGGACGTGCTGAAGGAGCGCCGGTATGAATTGGATCGGATGGCCGATCTCAAGCTGATCTTCGATACCGATCCGGCCACGGTGGTGGTGCCCCCACGACCCACCACAGCGACCCAGCCCAGCACGATGCCGACCGATACGGGGCCGATGGCCGCGACCAAGGACACGGCACAGACCAAGAGCCTCATCGATGAACTGGAATAATTGCGATAGGAGCACGTATGGCGACTACTGAAGAAATCATTAAGCAGAAGGGGCTCTTGCATCGCTTCCTGACGGATACCGCTTTCGACAGCCGGAAGGTCGATGGAGCCAAGCGCACCCTGAGCTTCGCGGCCTCGTCCGAGCATCCCGTCGAACGCTGGTACGGCATGGAAGTCCTGTCCCATGCGGCAGGGGCCGTGCGCATGGATCGCGCCGCACAAGGGGCCATGCCCCTGCTCTTCAATCATGATGTGAACGATCCCATCGGCATGATTACGAACGCCCGCGTGACAGACGGACGCCTGATGGTCGATGCCGCCATGTTTGAGACCGCTCGGGCGGCGGAAGTCCAAACCATGATCGATGGGGGACTGCATAACGTCTCGCTCGCCTACCGCGTGAATACCCTCACGGAAGACGTCAAGACGAACACCTTCACGGCCACGGATTGGCAGCCGTATGAAGTGAGTATTGTCACCGTGCCCGCCGATGCCACCGTGGGCATTGGACGCAGTGAGCAGGAGTATGACGTGCGGATGATCCGGACCACGAAAACGGCGGAATTCTCCGCCACCACTACCCATAAGGAGCGCAGTATGGCTGTAGACACCAAAGAACATGATGCCGTGAAACTGAGTGCCGTTGAGGCCGAGAAGGAACGTCGGCACGCGATCATCAATCTCTGCAAGGGCAATCATATTGATGCCCGGATTGAAGCGCGATGGATCGAAGAGGGGACCCCCTTGACCCATGTGGCCAAGGACATTCTGGACGTGCTGGAAGAGCGCGGCAAGGCCAAGCCGTTGACGGCGGCCGCGATTGGACTCTCCGGGGGCGAGACGAAGCAGTACAGCATTTTCCGGGCGATTCGCGCCTTACAGCATGGGGCAAAGAATCCGAAGTTCATGGAAGAGGCCGCCTTTGAATTGGAATGCTCGCGCACCGTCGCCAAGCAAACCAATCGCGGCGAAACGTCCAGCATTCTCGTGCCGTCTGAAGTCTTGCAGCGTCCGCTTGGAGCCGACGCGGCGACTCGCGCCATGTCCGCGATTCCCGGGTCCAAGGGCGGGTACATGGTCAACGTGGACAACATGGGATTCATCGACATTCTCCGCAATCGCTCCGTCGCCATGCGCATGGGCGCGCGCGTCCTTGGCGGCTTGCAGGGGAACGTGATGTTCCCCCGGCAGACCGGCAAAGTGTCCGTGACTTGGCAGGCCGGGGAAGGCACCAGCGTCACCGCCGCCGATCAAACATTGGGCCAGCTCTCGATGAGCCCGAAGACCTGTATCGCCATCACGGACGTGTCGGAGCAATTGCTGCGGCAGAGCTCGCCGTCCGCGGAGGCCTTCGTCATGGCCGATCTCGCCGCCGATGTGGCGATCGATGGCGTCGATGCCGCCTGCATTAAGGGCACGGGCGGATCGCAGCCGGTGGGCATCATGAACACCACCGGGATCACCAGTGGACAAGATGCCGCCTCCGCGACGTATGCCAAGATTCTGGCCTTCGTCTCGACGGCGGGGGGATTGAACGCGATCCTGGGGAATCCGGGATGGGTGACGACGACCGCCGGAGCCGCACGGCTCATGCAGGTGCAGCGATTCACCAGCACCGATACGCCGCTCTGGATGGGCAACATGCTCGACGGCACCTGCGTCGGCTTCAATGCCATGTCCTCCGAGCAGATGGCCAGCGGGAACATCATCTTCGGGTCATGGGATCAAGTGGTGATCGGCGAATGGGGCGTGCTCGAGCTCTCCACCGATAACGGCGGGACGCGCTTCAATCAGGCCCAAGTGGGCATCCGTGCCATGTGGATGGTCGATGT